AAAATCAGCTGCGCGTGAATTTCTTCAGGGGTTTTGCGACGGGCTGGTTTGTTTCGATTCAATTCCAAGTATGTCGTCAGTGCATGTTCCAGTCGGGACGCATTGCGGCGGCTGGCATTCTGGTTTCGACCAGTTGTCGTATTCTTGGCATTCATAACGAATCCACCCTTGATACCCGCAAGCGGACTGGGTTAGTGCAAGTGCCCAAACCAACCCAGCCGCTGCGAATCGTCGGCTCACTTCCCCGTAGAACCGAAGGCTTTGTCGTTTGGATTTAACCAGCGCAAGATCACTGGGGCAACGGCTGCAATGCCGCCCATTGCTAAAGTCTTTGGATCGGTAACGCCCGCCATGTATAGGGCAAGTGCTGCCGCCATAAATGAACGCGCCCACGACGCTGCTACTGCTTTGGCTTCGACCATTTTTTTGCCTCTTTCTTCGGCTTCGCTGCCGTTGTTGGTATTTCGATTTTTGGAAATTCGCCCTTATACGGAACAAACTTTGGAATGCCGAAACCGACGATTTCCTTGCCTTCACCGTACGAACGAACCTTCACCATTACCATGCCGCCATTGCGCTGGTCGCCTGTCCCGCTGGTGTTTCCTTCAATCGTCAAACATGTCTTTGAATCGATAAGTCCGACGACAATTCCAATGTGTGAAATGCGATCAACGCCGTCATGCGGAAAGTCCATGAAAGCCAGGTATCCCAATTGCGGCATGCCTGACCAACGTTGAATTTCCTTGAATTTGTGCGCGCCAATTGCGGTTGAAACAACTGAATGAATCTTGACGCCAGCCGTGTGGCAAACCCAATTGACGAAACTTCCACACCAGGGCAAACCGTCTGCCTTTGTGAATTTGCCGTACTTTGTCAGATTGTCGCCTTCTTCGATCGTGCCGACTTCAGCTGCGGCGACTTCGATCAACCTGGCATTTGTGCCGTCAGGATAAGTCATGACAAAAGTTTTGCTTCTTCAGCAGTAATGCCCAGTTTTTCTAAAAGAACTTTTTTGGCATTTGCTTGGGTTACTTTTGCCGCTTCGTGTTGATCCAGGAATGCCTGATCTTCAGCCTTTTGTGCCAAAAGTGCAGTTTCGGCAGCACCTTTTAATTCAACAATTTCGTTGTCAATTCCGATTTTTGTCATTATGAATTCCTTATCCCGTAAATGCGAACCGTTCCTGAAATGTTGCCTGCTGAAGCATAAAGCGTGAAGCCGTCAAATTGTGTGGTTGCAGTCTGCATTGAATAAGTCTGGTAACCGCCTTTGTATGCGCCAGCCTTTTCAGAAATTGCTTGACCAATAAGTGCGGTGTATTGCGAAGCCACGTTTGGATTGTAAATTGTTGCTTGTCCAAGTAGTCGGTTGATTTCAACGGTTGAACTGGACCAACCTAGTTGCGTGAAGGTTGTTGACGCGACAACTTCATTGTAACTTTGACCTGTTCCTTCAATGTTCCAACCGCCCATGTTGCCCGCGTAGGTTGTAGTTGTATCAGTACCGCTTGCACGATAACGCAAATACACGCCACGGGCTGCCGCACTGTCTGCTGCAACAATGTTGTAAGTGATCAAGTAATTTGCGTATGTTGATGAAAATACGCTATTGAATGATTGAGTTGCCACACCTGAAAATGTGGTTGTTGAAATTAATGTCAAACCCGCTGCGCTGGGTGTTGCCCACGCAAGACCAGTTGCAGCCGTTGAATCAGCGGTCAAAACCTGACCGTTTGTGCCAACTGCTAAACGTGCAGGTGTATCAGCTGCGGTCGCACCAATTAGATCGCCCTTAGCGTCCACAATTGCATTTTGAATTGCGTTTGAATCGTCTTGCGCAACCCATGTAAAGTCCATGTCAGTGTTTGACGCCTTAGACAAAACTTGACCAGTAGTGCCGCCAAGCAAGTCAGCCATTGAAGTTGCAACGGCTTGACCGAATGTTTCAAAGTCTGCTGGTAAATCCGTAACGAGATCGCTCGCCGTCGGCATTTGCCACGAAAAGGGGGTGGTTGGGTTTGTAATTTGAGTCTCCTTCGTTAAGTGATAATTGTTGCACGCGCCCAGTCAAGCGTTGGCGACACGCCCGACCAAATTCTTGCACTTGGTACTTCGTCCCACTGCAATGCCTGCAATGAATAAGCCACTGGCGAAACCAGCAATGAAATTGAAAGTCGGTTGTAACCCGCTTGGAATGACCAGCCTTCAACGAAACCCTGAAAGATTGAATTCATGTTGGACGGTAGGTCATTGATTGCCACGGGCATGCCCATGAAAACGTCGATTAGCGCGTCACGGTCTGCGTTGTCCACTTCAGGGTTGGTCAGGTCATACGTGATTTCTTTGAAGATTGGTTGCGGGTCTTTACGAAGTGCCAAATAGAAATCAGCCTGATCTGTCGCGTCAGCTGAATTGTGCAATGTCGTTGTGATGATTTGCGAAAGTGTGCCGTAATCACGAATTGAAGTTGCGTCGCTGGCACTGACTTCGGCACTACTGGTCGCACCGTATTTAATCGTCAGACTGTTGCGAACGTCGCCTGCACGGGTTTCCGTACGCAATCCAGCAGCACGCGCCTGGTTCGCAGTCAGTGCAACGTAACCGTTTGCTTGGAGGTATTGAGCGCGGTGCGTAGCGTCAGCGTAAGAAATGCGCCCCTGCGCGTCCTCATAAATGTACCCAAGCCCTGACGTTGCCAATGCTGAGACAAGCGAATAAACGTCGGTTCGGCTGCTTGATCGCGCTGCCAATTCGTAGTCACCTGGTCGATCAATTTCGCCCAAACCAGTGTTGCCAGCCTGTGCCCACGTGGTCGTCGGGTTGAAAGTTGCCCAAGTGATTGCCCCTGGCGTATCCGCCCAGGTGTTAAGCAATAAGGCTGAAAGTATCGTGTAAATCTGTGTGCCGTCGAACGCTTTTGAAAGAACGCCGTTGGTCAATGCTTTTGGCAAACGTGCCAATGCACCCAACGCGGTGATCGAATAGGTCTGCGTGAACATGGTCGAACCTACGTCGCGCACTTCCAACCCAATGTCCACAACGCTGCCGCCGAAAATTGGCACAAATACATTTGACGTGTTTTTGACCTGAATCGAAATTGTCGAATTGATTGCGATCGGGATTGCAGTTTGGTCAAGGTCGATCAATTGAATGTTGGTATAACCCGCCTGCGCCTGTTCATAAATGTTTGTCCGACCACTACGAATGACAAGGTTTGCCAAAATTGCGTCGGTGTATTCCGTGCCGTCAATTTCAACTTTCCAGACGGGATTCCATTGGGTCATGCTATTTGAAGGCTTCCTGCACCACCCGTGCCACGGTAAAACGAATCGTTCAATGTTTCAACGATCGTCCGTGCAGTGCCTTCGCGATCGAACGCGCCAGACACGTTCAGGTTGATTGTCGTCATGCCAACGTTTTCTGCCATTCTAAAACGACCAGGGTCAAATGAACCTGAAGTGACAGTCGTCGCAGCTGAAGCCGCAATTCTTGCAGCAGTTGCGATTCCGCTTGAAGTCGTACCGCCACCGCCACCGCCACCCGTTGAAATGGCAGTTGGGACAGTTGTCGTTGGTGTTGTCTGAACCCTGCCCGTGGACATTGAAAAGTTGCCCAATGGACCCGTCGCCGTTGAACCTGAACCGCCACCGATCTTTGGAATGCTTGGAATGTCTTTACCCCACTGCACGGCGTTGTATCCCTTGATTATCAAGTTGATTCCGTCGATAGCAGTGTTCAGCAATGGCTTGATCGCACCCAATACCTTGGCAATAATTGTGATAACCAATTCAGCGATTTCTCCAACGACCTTCAATGAATCGCCAATTGCCTTGCCCACCAACGGCGCAATGAATTTGACCACGTCCCAGAATGCTTTGAATTCGTCCTTGCTATTCATGACCGCAGTTTTGACGTTATCAAATACTGACTTTATACCTTCAATGATTGGCGTGAATGTCTTTTTCAGGGTATTGCCAACGTCAGTAATGACCTTGCCAAATCCCTCACCGTCGGTCAGGCTAAACGCGTTTGAAAACGCCTGGATTGCTGGCAATGCGTTTTGGTTAATAAATTGCAAAAGTTTGTCCAGGATTGGCAATAAAGCCACACCGACGGTTTCTTTGGCTTCGTCAAATGCAACCTGAACGCGTGCAATTTTTCCTGCATAAGTGTCGGCGTTTCGCGCTGCCGCGCCACCGAACAATTCAGTCAGGCGACCTTGCACCTGCTCAAATGACATTGTTTTCAATTCAGCGGTAGATAAACCAACGCCCAATTTACCCAGGGCGGCGGTATTGCCGTCGTACGCCTTAGCAAGTGAATTGGCGATTGCTTCGACTGGCTTGCCCGTTGCTGCGCTTATGTCAAGGGCGGTTGAAAGTAAATCTTGCGCCTTTGTGATGTCGCCCGTCGATCTAACCAAGCGACCAAGTGCAGGGCGCAATTCGTCGTCGGCAACACCTGTTGCCAATGACATTTGAAGAATTGAATCTTCGGTTGCTTTAATCTGCGCTTGGGTTGCACCCGTTGCGTTTTCCAACGCCAGTGCCAATTGTGTCTGCGCCTTTTCGTCGGCTATTGCAGCCTTTACGCCTTCGATACCAATTGCGATTGCGGCTGCGCCAGCAGCGGCAGCAGCTGCGGCAAATGCCTTGCCAATTGCTACGCCAGCCTTGCCAACCTTGTCGCCGAATGAATCAACGTCACCTGAAGCGGTTTTGAGCGATTTGTTGAGTCCCTCAACGTCGCCAAGGATTGAAAGTTTTAGGGTACGACTTAAGCCAGCCATTATGCGTACTTCCTAACTATTTTGGAAAATGCTTCTTCCCATTTTTTGACAATGTCAGGTTGGACGCTTCTCAGTGTCGGATAGATAAACCAACCGCGTGAGCCACGCCCTTCTCGACCTGACCAGACTGGAAATTGCTTGAAACGATTTGAACCGAATTCATAACCGCCCCAAACCTGTTGAGTCGAACCGCCACCGCTTAACTTCTGCGAAGCAAAACCAAATGCAATTTCACCGATCTTTGATGACTTTCGCACTTTCGAACCTTCGGCAATTCTTGACGCAGCGCGGTTGTTTGCTTGCTTTGATGTGGCAATAACTTTGGTGCGAACATAATCAGCCAATTCGCTGGTGACTTCTTTTGCTTGCTGTGTTGCTTCTTCGTCCATTGCCTTGAATGATCGAATAATGGCACGCAATTCCGCTTTGTCGTAGGAAATTGCTTCCTTAGCCATTTGCGCGCCTTTCTAGAATTTCAATGATTGTCAGAATGTCCTCGGCTGACTCAAATTCGCTAGGTGATAGCCCCGTTGCCAGGGCTATCTCCCAAA